CTAAAAAGGATTCATATGAAAATTTTTAACTTCGATCTAACAAATCTCTCTAGGAAAAGAAGCCACAGCGCTCTATCTTGTTTATCCGCTTGTTTAGATATCTATTCATGGCAAGAAAATGGGGATAAATACGAATTTATCATTTCCCATGATTATGGTTGCGCACCTGAATGTTTTATCAAAAAGTCCGAGTTCAATGACTATTTGAATCGTTGGAATCGCAATGACGCCCAAGGGCAATTAGTAATCAATAATATTGTTATTGACAAAGAGATTCAATCTGAACCCTGCTTACAACCATGGCAAACAGCGGACAGCAGAAACATCATCAACTATGCTTTAGAACATGGTCATGAAGTAATTGTAGTCCATAGCGATACACAAGAACGTGTATTAAAGATCAAAGACGGGCGGGCTTATATGCTTGTGTCTATATCTGTTGAAAAGAATACATATCGCCTATCAATCGAAGGCGAGGGTCATGATGATTTTACTAAATATGTAGATGTAGATGTGGATCATGATGATCTTGCACATGATATTTGTTCAAAATTGGATGTTTATACCGTTGCCGTGAATACCTATTTTGATAAACTTGCTTCCGCATTAGATCAAGTAAAAAGAGAAATTTCATATATCTAATTTGATTCTTTATTTTATATGATTCTATATAAGTCCTATATACTATTTTACAAATTAACCAAGCATGAAAGATAAATATGAATGTGGATACTACCAAAAAATTTAATCATATCTCCCTTTGTACAGGATACGGCGGGATTGATCTTGGACTTGCAAGAGTTATCAAAGGCTTGCGAGCCATCGCTTACTGTGAGATCGAACTTTACGCAATCGAAAACCTTATTGACAAAATGGAAAAAGGAATCATCACGCCCGCTCCTATTTGGTCGAACCTTAAAACTTTCCCATTCAAAGAGTTTCGTGGCTGCGTGGATATCCTCTCTGGGGGTTTCCCATGCCAACCTTTTTCAAGTGCCGGACGAAGAAACGGCGATACAGACCCAAGACACCTATTTCCCTTTATCAAACAAGGAATCATTGATTCAAGCCCTGCCTTTGTTCTCTTGGAAAATGTCAGAGGAATCATCAGCTCAAAACTCCAATCAGACGAATGGAATGACCCCAAAGATACGCCGGTTTTGTTGCATGTCATTAGAGAGTTGGAAAGAATCGGTTACGAATGCCATTGGGGCATATTCTCTGCGAGAGAAACAGGCCTTCCCCATCTTAGGCAAAGAGTCTTTATCTTGGGAAAAAGAACAGATATTACAAATTCTAGGCTTAAAGAGTTTTCCGAGTACTTTCATGACAGTTGTAAAGACATCACATGCCCACTCAACGGCGACAGAGCTAGTCTATGCGAATCAACAAATCACAATGATCAGGGGGCAAATGGGGCAAGTGACCCAACCGTCTTATTACAAAAGATTACTGAGTCAACTTTTAGCATTGAAAGAATCGAATCCTCAAGCATTTGCACGCCTAGCGGTAGAGATCGAGAACAACAATTCTTTGAACCCCCTAGAACTCTTAGAAAAGACTTGGGCAACACCAAGCACCAACGAAACACAAATGACGATGACCCCCTCACAAATTATAGATCGACAAGTAAAGATGACCGATTCGGGGGATCGGAAAGACAAGAAACAAATGCAATTAACCCATCAAGTCACGATGAACGAATGGAATACTTCGGAACAGATCAAGACTTGGGCAACCCCAACAAAGAGCGATTCAAAAGATGCGAGCATGACAACACCGATCAAGGAACATGCAAGCATAGATCGGACGGATTCGAAGATTTCAAGACAAGTGCACTTAGAAGCGATGAACGAACAGATCAAGACTTGGGCAACTCCCACCAAGGCGGCTCACAAGCACATGAGTTATTCACCCGAGGCAGTGATGAATCGCTTAGACAAGGGACATCAAGACTCAATAGCAATGCAAGCATTGAGATCAGACACGCTCACATTCACGGAACTACGGACGATGAGAGAACAAGCACTAGCCAAGCCGGAATCAGAGAGAACACAGGAAGAAATCAACCTCTTGACTTACAGAGAAATGTTGAATCCGAGATGGGTAGAAATGCTCATGGGCTTGCCAATTGGTTGGACTATGAAGAATTGTGCAACAGTTATACAAGTATCATTGATGAAATAGCTTTACTAGGTAATGGGGTTGTACCTGCTACCGCCGAAATCGCATTTAAAATATTGTTTAATAAGTTTCTTTGATTATTTATCTAATTTGTCAAGTCGTGCCTCAAGCGCATTAATCTTTGTTTCAAGTTCAGATTTTACTTGATTATTCTTTAGCTTGTTAACTAATAGAACGGCAAAGATAGCAAGCGCCAAAGGCACATTGTTTTGAGTTACTTGCATCAAGTCTTTGATTTGTGCAATGTCGTCACTAGGAACGCTAAGAGTTGTTTGATTGGTTTGTTCATCCATGATCAAATCCTACAAGGTCAAATCAGCTTCATCTTTAAGGCGTTTAGCTTGGAAACTTGCATTCTCAGAAACCACCGCCCCCGCTTGAACTTGAAATGATCTTGTTTCACATCTTGCCCCTTCAATTTGTGCAACGATCTTGTTCTCCACTCCATCATAGACAACAATGGTGAGTTCTGGGAAACTAAGAACATCAACAGTTTGACCTTTAGGCCAAATCCCCAATTGACGAAGTGAACGCCCGCTAATACGAACTAAATCGCAACGAACATCAACAGAACGAGATGTAGGAATGATTTCTTCTGAATCAATGTTTCCAAGTACATTGACTCTTTGTAATTGGTGGGATTCATTAACACTAATACCTGTTGCGAAGCCCGCCTCTACTTGCCCTAATGCTGTGTTAAAATAAAGCTTTGCTCTTGCACCACTAAAAACTTTTTCCATTTTCTAAGCTCCTTTAAAATCTGCTTACGCTGGCGGTGATTGCAATAAAATTCAAAGGTTCTACTGCTGCTACTGTGTAATTTACTTTGAGAGTATCACCAATGTTTTCAAGCACAATGTTCTTATACGCTTTGATAATACCATCTAAGACTTGTTGATCAAGGCGGGCGGAAACAATGCCTAAGATTCTTGCACTAGTTACATTTAGATTTCTATCACCTATATAAATATCTAGTGCGTTTCTCAAATCTCTTACGCTTGTGTTGATACTTTCATTAGCGGAAACTTCTGAATAAATTGGGTTATTGTCTTTAATCCAAGTAGTTACAGAGCGTTCAATTCTCCACCCTTGATTATCGGAAGTTAAAGCACAAATCCCCGCTTTAATTGCATCTGTTACATCTCTATTTGCAATCCATGAACCAAGCACATCAACCACATCAGGGCGTTTTCTTGTCAATGGGGTTGATACAGGTGTCCCCGCTTGCATAGATGCACAAATCAAAGCAAGATACTTAGGTTCAAGGGTTTGAATAATGCCTTGTGGATTAGTGACTTTTACACTTTGCCCAACGATTGCCATATTTCTATTATTCAACGCCTTAACCCAAGTATCTTTGATATTTGTGATTGATTGATTAGCGCTAGCACCCACCCACGCATTACGTTCACTACCTGCAACGGCGGATTTTGTGCAATGTTCAAGAATTGCCTTATGTACATCTACATCACTTGACCAAGGTACTACGATTTGAATATCACTTGTTTCAATCAGTTCTAAAGATGCTTTCCAATCGTTTAATACGGGAAGGGTTTGAGTTCCACCAAGTAAAAAAGCTCCTGTAATATTGGTAAAATCATCACATGCACTTGAACCAACACGAACTAAAGAAACAACTTTAGAGGATGCTAAAGTGTCAATAAGTTCTTGTAAATTGGCGGTAACAATAGACTCAACGCCCTTGATATTTTGAGCAAGTCTAAAACCATCTAAAACAGTGGCATCATATAACTTGCTTGCTAAATAATTGGCGGTAAAATGGTAATCTGTACTAGCTTGGTTCACAAAGTCCACAACATGCCCCGCACTCTCAAAGGTTGAGAGATCAAGATCAAAAGCGACCCCGCTAATTGTAAGTACTAAGCCGGCTTGTGCTGTATTGGTGATTGATAACCCATAGACTTGAGAAAATACGTTACTTGTAACCTTAGTTGTATTACTCAAAGTAATGGTTTGTGTACTAGCTACACCATCCACATTATAACCACTAATCACAATTATAACATTTGCGTTTGGTGCTTCATCCAATTGGAAGCCAAGCCCCGCAACAGTTTTCATATCCGTAACGTTAACACTGGCATTGTTTGAACTAAGATCAACGGTTTTAGTCCAATTGATAACAAGATTATTTGTATCACTAAGATCAAGGCTTGCTGTTGTGAGCGCTGTACCTGTATACTCAAAAGAACATACATCACCACTTGTTACATTTAAATATTCTTCTGCAAGTCCATTACGATTTAAAGTAACATCAAACGCACCATCAAAAGAACAAGTCACATAAGTGTTGTTTCCCTTGTTTCCCCATACAGACGCCTCAAAGGTCGCTACTGTATCAGCGTTATCATTCACTAGATCATATTTTGCTTGTGTGCATGTTTGAACATTTAAAACGGTCAATGAATTAACGCCGGCGGGGACACGAGCATCCACGCTAGGGGCAAAGGCAAGTTTGCCAAGTAGTGCTAATTCTTTGTCTGTGCTGTCATAATCCCTTAGCGCTCCGGCGCTTGTAAAGGTCAGCGGATTGTCAGCTTCAAAACTTGGAAAAGCACCAACAAGGCCAACATTGCCTGTGCTTGTATTTTGACCACCTAAAGCGCTTGCATCGACTGTTGCATAAACGCCGGGTTTATAGATTTTAAGGCCATTAAGGTTTAAAGAACTTGGCATGTGTAAACTCCTATTATCTTTCTTTCATAGTATAAAATATTTCATACTTGTTTTTGTAGTTTTTCTTAATTTTCAGGTATAACCCCGCCCTTGATACCATTCTTCTCTTGATCGCTTGCTAAAATCAGCAAATCATCAATACTTGAGTATGTGGGTTGATCCCCAAACTCTGCATCTTTAGTTAATTTGATTTGAACGGGATAACTTGCGCTAAAGTTCATCTTACGTACATATATACCAAGTTCTTCACTAGATAATTCTTCTTCTGGATCAAGTAGTGTAGTCCCTTCATATGCTGTTTGAGAGTACCCCGCTTTCATAATTGCTCTTGCTCCCTGTTCAAAGCATGCACGCAATACAATGAAATAAATTCTAGCAAGTTCGGGGGATTTAGCAAGGATGACAACTTGAGCGTTCTCTGAAACATTGTAACCCACGACTAAACGCCCATCGGTATCTCTATATTCAGTTTTTCCCATGAATTTATCTTGTACATCCTCTTGACCTGTTAAAACGGTAATCATGGGGGCTTGCGCTGTGCCTTGTGCATATCTTGCACGAAATACAGGCTTCTGAGCCACAAATAAACTAAACCACGATTCAAGCGTGGCATCCTTTAACCCAAAGAATAACGCTTTAAAAGCACTCTTGTTTTGTAGGTAGTATTCAAACCCATTATGTAGGGTTTCAAGTAGTAATAGATCAAACATAGATTATACTCCATATACTTCATCAATTAGTTGAGGTAATACATTAAAAACACGATCCGCCAAATTTAAAGGCTTGATGCCGGGGTGCATCCACTTAGGGGGCTTTTGGTTAATAGTCATCCTACGCCAAGTAATGTACCCGCTTGTCTGTGTCACTGGTTTACCTTGTTTATTTGAATAAGTGCTAGCTTGCCTTCTCATATTTGCATAGATATCCACGGCATGATGGGGCGCTTTCTTGGGGACTAAACCCCTAGGTAATTGGCTACCTTTTGCACCTCTTGGGCTACCTTGAGGCGTGACATTCCCCGCATTTGCATGAAAAGAAATCATGGGGGCAAGTTTCTTAGCTTTCTTATAAACATCTTCATTCTCAGCTTTTAGTTTCTGAGCGCTCTTTTTAAAGGGAACATTCAAGTATAAATTGCCCTTTTTATCCCGTCGTATGTTTCTAGTTTTCTCTTGTAACATAAATTTTCTCATGTCATACGGCCCTGTTGTACCAATGCCACCGGGTCCCATGCCTAACTCATACATAAGGGCAAGTGTTGCGCTTTGCCCCGGCTTAGGTAAAGATACAGAGATGCCATGTTCATCAGCTTGATTTATAGATAAAGATCGTAGATAGCTTTGTTGAACATTGCCTTTAAGGGAACTACGCGCCTCAGCCGACCATTCAGCAAGAATCAAATCCGCCAATTGTCTTGAACGCCGTTTTTGATCTGTTTGTGATAAGCCTAATCCGTTGATCAAGTCAACGATCGACAACTTTTTAATGTCAACCATTTAAACCCGCCCCCATAAATTCTAAGGTTGCCTTACATTGAACAGGCATCAAGCGAATTTGTTCATCTGTTGATTTGCGTACATACCTAGAATCTCTATGTGTATGCGGGTTATCTGCAACATAGTAACGAGGATGACCATAATAGGCAATAGAGAAGCGAACGCCCACGGCGGGGGCTTTACCATTCAAATCGCCCTTAGAGAAATCAATATCACCATTCACATTGACATCAAAGTCAACGCCCTCAAGCAATTCACCATTGACCACGCCTAAACCTGTACTATTGGCAACATGTAGATGAAGCACCCTAAGCGTTGTTGCCCCGCCTTGTGTATCTAGTACACGGGGAACGATTGGATTTCTTAGTGATTGCACCGCCCCCGCCTTGCGTGTCCTAGTTTCCTTAAAAATCATGCTAGAATCCACCATTGTAAAACGATCACCGAAAGAAGGCAATGTTTCAGGTAGTAGAGTGATGTTGACCATCCCACGAGCATATTCCCCATATTCATGAAATCTTGATTCATCAGAACTTGCGCTTGTGATCAATGCTCTAGTGTCTTGTTTACTATGCCAAAAATAGCCAATCCCTTTACAGAGTTGACAATCTGAACGAACTTCACCATGTTTCTCTAAGTTTGCGTTGATATCTGGTAAATCTAAGATTAAATTGTCGCCTTTGTTTGAACATGGACATTCAGCACACATTTCCCAAGATACAAGCATTGATCTTGTAAAGAATTGCTTTCTAAACTCCTCATTTAACCAATCCACGCGGGGGCGTAATTTTGTCGGAATCCTAGGGTTGATAGTAGTCATTTTAAATTACTCCAAATTGGTTGATCTTGTACTGAGCTTTCACCGCTTTCTTTAGTGCATCATACTGTTTTTCATAGTAATCCACACGAGAAGAATAACCCGAGTACATAGCGGACGAGGTGGTTTGAATACTTTGAGATAATCCATCAATCCCAATAGAACTTGAAGCAATACCCGCACCAAGAATCAAATCCCCCGCTACTTGTAAAATCATGTTACTTGAGGCCTTCAATGTGATCATATGCTTAATGTCACTTGGTAAGGTATCAAGTAGATAAGTTATCTGAATATCTGTTACGGGGGCGGTGTTTAACTCTATCACAAAAGAATCTTGTCCCAATGTGATGGCTTTGCCTGTTATACCACTAGGCAAGGTTAAAGCGATGCGATATTTTAAGAAACAATGTTTACTTAAATTCACTGTAAATTGTGTTTGCCCCGCCGGAAATGTGATAGTTTCTTTTCTTGTTTCAAATCCCGCTGTGTAATCAAATTCAAAGTAACCGGGGATAAAGTCACGCCCCTCATAGAAAATCCCATAATTCCCTAAAATAGGCATCCCCGCCGTAAAAAAATATGATCCTAAACTCTCTTGGGATGGGATGATGTGCATTTGCCCATGAATAGCGGAAACCATACGAATCCATGATACAGGAAGGTCAACAGGTTGAAACGACCCGAATCTAATCCGAACCTTATCAATAGATACGATGGGGCGATAATCAAGTTTCATAGGCCAATAAGAAAATCGCCCTTGCCTTTCAGCGTCATGCGTTTCTTGTGATACCTTAAACGGTTCTAAATTGATACCTATATCATTTTCAATATGTTGGATTGATGCTTGAATTGATGTTTCATAAATCTCATTAGGAAAAGGCGCGCCGTCGTCTGTGGTCAAGTCAACGCCTAGTAAAGAGGTTTTCTTGAGATAATCGGGCGTGATAATATCTAGTAAAGTTGTAGTACTCATAAGGGCAACCTTTTATCTAGTGCCAATACAAAAAGGGCATTAGATCATTAATCTATGCCATTATGATAACATATTCAATAAGATATTTTGATATTTATATTCTTAGTTACTCAATTAACCTAAAGTTTCAATCAAACTTGCACCAACACGAACATTCTTTACAACCCAACACTTTGAAGGCACTTTGACAATAGGTGAACCAAAAAGCATGAGTAAGAAAGGCTTGCTAGTTTGAACTTCGGCAAGTGGGCGTCTAAAGAAATCAAGCAACTTGGCAAATTCCATAATCTCAGAAGAATGTTGAACAAATACAATCTTATGACCGTTAGGGATGTTTTCATTGCGATCAACCCAAACAGTAGCACCGCCAACATTTGCAGCAATTTCATCAATCAAGACGGCTTCACTTGCAGGACGATCAACAGGGGTTCTAAAAATCTTGAAATATACTGCATCAGATTGTTGTGCAATGGTCAAAGTTACCTTTTCACCAGATGCAACGGTCTTAGATGCAGATGTTACAGGGGCAGAATAACCACTGTTATTCATTGCTACAACCTTGTAGAAGTAATCACCCGCATCATTCGCAACAAATTGAGAAGCGGAATCACTAGCAACGACCGCAGAAGTCAAAGTAGGAGTTGCGGGGGCGCTTGTTGTACCACTTGCAGAAGTTGGAGCTTTTGCATTGTTTGATAAGAATGGGGCACTCTTAACAGGTACAGGGCCAACAGGTCCCATGATAGAAATTTCTTGAGTACCGTATGTAATACCAGAACTTTGAGTAAGTACCAATTGATCATGACGGCCAAATTGAACAGCAAACTTAATCAATTCTCCATGAATGTCAGGGGTGACATAGATACAGTCAGGAGTACCATATAAAGGAGCAGAATAAAGTTTAGCTAAGATTTCTTGTAAAAGTCTTGGGGATGGACTTGCACCACGAGCATCAAAAACATTTGAACCACTGTTATATGATTCAATTTGGTGGATGATACCATCGAAATGTAAAGAGTTGTTGCTTTCTTTAGCATGGAACAAAGATTTCTCAAGTTTACCAAGTAAAGACAAAGTACCACGTTCAGTTTCTAAAGCAATCGCATTTTGATTAGCACCAATCAAGCCAACAAGTGTACCAACGTCGGTGACTTCGCGTCTTTCAGCTAAGTACTTGATACGGATTGATTTTCTTTGGTATTCAGAACGGTTTGTAGTACCGGCGGAACCTTCGCTAATGAATGGATCAAGGTCTAAACCATGAGAATTGACAACAGCGTATTCATGAAGGGTATTAGTCACGGAAACTTTAGGCATTGCAGGCCATAACGCAAGTTGCTTCATGCTATAAGTTGCACTTGCTAAAATGTTTTCAATGCTTTGGGGAACTAATGGACTTAAAGAACCGGTATCACCGCCGGAAGTACCTGCGGGGGTTTGGTAGCCAATAGTTGCAGATTTACGAAGAGCGCTATTTAATTCAGCTAAATCAGCAGCAGAAACAAGCCCGTTTGCTTGTGGAATGTTTAATGAATTGAAACTCATGTTTACTCTCTTTACTTATTTACTCATGTTAATGTTGTATTCGGTGATGATGTCTTGAGGATTGACGCCAGCACTTAAGCGGGAAATTGCGCTAGTCAATTCAGCTTTTCTTGACCAATCATTTTCATTCTTAACCAATGACAAAGCCTTGTTCATAACATCTTGGGTTGTGAAGGCTTGTGCTTTTGGTTGTTCGATATATGGAATCTTATTGAAATTGATAGATGTAGGTGCAACAGGTTCAAGTAAAGCACGGCTTAAAGATTTTTCCATTTGTTGCATTTTCCCATTGCCGTTTTCTTTCATGGCTTTGAGTTCTTTTGTACATGCTTCAACGGCCTTCATCATCGCCTTATACTGTTTATCCATGGCGTCTAAAATGGCGTCTGTACCCTTTGCCATTTCTTTCATGGCTTTTTCCATCTTGTTACCTTTTTCATCTTCATCTTCATCTTCATCTTCATCTTCTTCATCTTCATCATCGTAAGAAGAACCATCTTCAGAAGAAGAACCATCTTCATCACCCTTTTCAAACAAAGAACCTTGAGTTTTGGCCTTCTTTGCTTTCTTTGCTTTCTTGGCTTTCATTTGGTCTTGATCGTCCATCTTCATCGCCTTAGATAAACTATCAAGGGCGTTTGTTAAATCGTCAACATTGACAGATTCTGCATTAAAGTCTTGGGCAATGTTAATAGCATCAGCCTCAGACATACCTTTATTC